CTATGTAAGTCTCCTGCTAAAACGACCTTCCAAGGACTAAAAATATTTAGATCTACCTCTGGTTTTACGTGTGGAGGTATCTCGCCTCTAACATGTGTAAATAGTAAAGGAGCTAGAATTCCATCGGGAATCTCTTTACTCTTTTCGAAATCTTTTAGCTTATTATACGGTATAACATTGAATAGGGGTGTTAGTTCACCGTCTGGTAGTAGATACGTTGTATAATCATCAATAACTGAAACTAGATTATTAAGTCTACTGGTTACTGATTTTAAATAACTAAAGAATGTTGTGTCCTTCTTTAGCGATTCATGGTTGCCTGGGTAAATTATGGTTTTAATCTTACAAGATGCTACTAAATCATAGTATATCTCTAATTCTTCCATATTAGGCATTTTATCAAATATGTCACCACCTATAACAAACATATCTGCGTTATCTTGTTGCTCCACTAACTGCTCTATTAGTAGATTATACCTATTTTTAGCCCATATAATAGGTACACCTTTTTGGCCGAGTTTAATATGCAAATCGGCTGTAAATAGTATTTTCATAAGCTGAAAAGCCGCTAGAGGCTTATACTTCTAGCGGCTAATGATATTAAAGTTCGTTTACAGCTTCTTTGTCCACATCGGTGTCTTCTGTAGCTTCGTCTTCAACGCCCTTCTTCAGGCGTTCCAGTAAAGCACGAATATCATCGTGTGTTTGACGAGGCAATTTTTCATCAATGCTCATTGCGGCATCAGCTAGTGCACGTTCGGCTTCTGTCAGAGCGCGTTTCTTCAGTTTTAACTGAGAAAGGGTATACTCTACATTATAGGCGAGTGGGCCAGTTTTAGCACGCTTGAATACAATATCAAAACCGTCGTCGTAATCTGTAGGGTCAAGACCCAAGTCGCTAGCTGCTGAACAGATTTGTTCCCACAGTTTCTTTTTCAGATTTAGAACAACTACTTTTTGCTGTCCGTCAACTGTAGCGATACAGTTACAGCTGTAAGACCAAGAACATTTAAGTTCTGGGTAAAACTCTTGAACGCAATCTTTTTCAAGATTGTTGAACTTTTCCTGTTCGCGGTCAAATGCCAAGCACTCTACAGGGATTTGCTTATTATTAGTACCCTTAACCCAGTAAAGGTAGCGAGGAAGAATACCGCCGATAATACGAACTACGTTTTCTCCATCTTTATATGTGTAAGCCTCATGTGAGTTCTTTTGCGCTTTACCCTTGGTGTTTTTAAAGTTTAATGCCATGTTAATATTTCTCTTGTTTAAGTTTGACGTTAAGTAGTATAGTAAGTCGTCACTTTTACTATATATGAAGTCTCCATCCTTTATGTACTTTTCTAGTAAGTAACAATGGTCGTTAAACCTACGTTCTATATTTAGAGACTGGCCTATGTATACCTTATCTGTATTAGAAAAAGATAATAAATATATCCCACAAGTCATAACATCTCCTCATACTTGAACTTAATCTCTGCTTGAGTTATAATAAGTAGTGGATTGTGCTTAATTGCGTTCCAGTTTAAGTCTGGATAAAATGATGTTTCTAGCGCCTTGTATTTGTATTGTTTGTATAGCAAGTAGTTACGCATAGAAGCTAGCTTTAAATACTGTATTCTGTAAAGAATATCAGTAGTTGTATCGTTAAAGAAATCAGCTGGATTTAGCAGAAACGATTGACCGTGTAACGGTACTCTGGAGGGTGGGTATTTATCCCACTTACTAGGAATAGTTTTCTTATTATAATGATGTTGCAGTAATGATAGTAACTTTTCGTTATTACATGATGCCTGCTCCTCAAGTATTTTTATGTTGAAAAAGAGTGCAATAATATTCCCCTTTAGAACTAATATTATACATCATTTACACCCTAGGGTCAAGTGCAAATTTTATAATGTGTTTATATCAATGCTTATTTAATATACTTTTTACGATATAATACGTCGTACTTGTCCCTACAAACATTTAGAGCACCGTCATACAGGACTGGCATACCTAACCATACTAGCCAAGCAGAATCTGTTTCCTTAAACGCTTTGATAAATTCTTCATCCAACTGGTGTCTCCTCTTTATCTAGTAATGTACAATTATCTTTCCTATTGTTCCACTTATTATTTAAGCCACAGTAGCTATTCGGATTTTTACTATGTGTACAGCCGTATAACCATATTTCTTCCTCTCCATTATAATAGGAATCACAGTCACAGAATTCGCAATCCCAATATCTAATGTTCATTCAATTTCCCATCCTTTCCTAATATAAAAGTCGGATCTCATTTTATTTTGCTTCCTATCGCTAGGGCTGCTAAAATGAATATCAATGACTATAGGGTCTAATTTATCTAGATGATTACGCATAACGCGACCAATAACTTGTTCTAGCAATGAATCGTTAGCGATTGGCGAAGCTAAAATTACACAGCTAAGAATATTTACCGACCATCCTTCTGAGACGATTTGGCGGCTTCCAGCCACGCAATCTTTTTCACCGGATTCGAGCTGGTCCTTGACTGCAAGTCTTTCCTCAAGTGTTGAGCTACCAGTAATGCACAAACATTTTTCACCAATTAATTCTCCTACTTTTTGTAAAAACTCTACCCTATCTGCAATTATTAATACTTTATGCCCTACAGCTATTTCTTTAGCTGCAATAACGGCAATCAACTCTTGATAATCAGGATCATATAATAGTCTATTAATCTTTATAGCCCAAGGGTATCCTTCGGACAGCCCATACGCAGTCTTGTGAATTCGTACTGTAGGTGTTAGTGTATTTTCTTGTGGTGGTTGATATAGGTTAAATCCAAAAAAGTCTTTAAATAATATATGCCTACCATCTTTACGACTCATGGTACCAGATAAACCTATCTTGTACCTAGCGTACATGCCATCCAGGAAGGTAGAGAAGGTAGTAGCAGTAACGTGATGACACTCATCCACAATAACAGTGCCAAACTCCTTATTAATATTAGGTAAGGTTTTGATAAGAGTTTGGATGTTTCCGACAACGATAGCATGGTCAGTGTCAAACTCACCACTACCAATAATACCACAATCCATAGCATATAATTTTCTCACTTCTTCTATCCACTGATCTCTTAACATAGTATTGTGACATACTATAAGTGTTTTTTGACCTAGCTTTCTAGCAACATGTAATGCTAGAAAGGTCTTACCAAATCCCACCATAGCATTAATAAAGCAGCTGTCCTCAATATCTTCGTAGATATCAATCTGACTACCTCGTAATGCTAGCTTAGGCACTGGAAAAGGCATTTCTTCTAGAGTACGTTTATCCACTACTTCATAGTGCTCTGGAATTAAGTCCTCTCTACCAATAGGTATAGACATGATTCCTTTAGGTAGTAGTTTATAGTTCTTAATTATATCGAACTGACAAAACACTGTCATACCTGGACGCGGTGGCTTCTTAACTTTATATGTTAGTTTATTTTTTAGCTGAGTCATTAACTCAGGTGTAGTGTCTAGGTATATTCTATTACTTAGTATTGCTTTAGCCATTATACGCGTCTCACTGTATCTTCTGGAACATACGGGTATAGCCCGTACAAAATAGTACTTGCGCCCATATGTAAAACTCCAGCGCATTTTGTTTCTATACTAGGGTACGTTAGAGTTTTAAATCTAGCATTTACTCCGTCAACTTCGATAATAGCGCCTCCTGATACTATAGGCAATATTCTAGTTATTTTATGGAATTTAAGCTTAGCTGTAGACGTTTTTTTATAGTCAAAAAGTTTTCCGTTTGAGTCAATAAAAACTACGTCTTTAGCAGCTAGCTTAATTAAATCCCCAAGGAAATATATGGCTTTTTTAATATTAAATAGTTTAACATTTTCCTTCATTAGATGTAAACGTCTAACGGCTAAGGAGTCCCCGTCTACGTTCTTATCATCTAATATATGAATAAAAGGAACAGCTTCTCCGTCTGTTTCCTTTTCTCCATAGTAGTATATTACACCATCATCAACATTAGGCCTATAAGGTAATTTATAGACGGGATATCGTATCCCCTGTAGTTCTGTAGTATTCATCAAACTTTCCAAATGAGTAGTCTTTACCTATTTCCTGATCTACGCCAATAGGAACGCTTGGGATAGAACACCCACGGTCTTTCTGAGTGTTACGCTTTACGATTTCGCAGTATTCGTCCACACACTCATCTTTTACAATCGCTACAATAGAGTCATGCACTAACATAAATATCTTAGCATCTAACTTCTTAACTAGCAACTCATTAGCAGTATCCATTGCTCCTAGCAAATTAACATCGCTACAAATAGACTGCACTTCTGAGTTGATTCCTGAGCGAACTTCGTGTGCTGCAATACCCTTATCAGAACTAAAAACATTTACTAGACGGCGTTTACGACCAAAGAAGCTATATGTATAGCCATTAGTTCTAATAAAGTCTTCGCGCTCTTTTAGCCATTTCTTTAGCTTAGAGAATTTAGTAAAGTAATTCTTAATATCTTCCTTAGCACGATCTATACCGTAGTACTCACCAGTAGCCTTACTAACTGTATCGGATACCTTTTGCGGCCCTGAACCGTACAGAATACCGAATGAAATAGCTTTAGCTGACTGACGTTCTGCTTTATATAGCTTCTTCACTTCTTCCACAGGACATGGTAAATCAAACACCATTTTAGCAATAGTAGAGTGAAAGTCTCCGCCTGTCTTAAAAACTTCTTGAAGATTCTTATCGCCACTTAGTACAGCAGCGTAGAACATTTCTCCAGTTTGCAAGTCTTGTGATACTATACTATAGCCATCTGGAGCTGAAATGCATCCTTTGATGATTGGATCATCTCGCGGTATTTGTTGGGCATTAAACTTGCCACTACTAGAAAGCCGCCCAGAAGTGGTAAAGATAAGATTAAAATTGGTACGAATACGTTGATCACGGTCTAACTCCGGTAGAATTTTATTGATATAGGTATTTTTGATTTTACCTAGCTGTCTAACTTTAAGAATAGCTGCTGGTAATGGATGCTCATCCGATAGTTCTTCTAGCACTTCAGCATCTGTACTGATTGCACCAGTAGCTGTCTTTTTACCTGTAGGGCTAAGTTTAAGATAGTCAAATAGCACTTTACGAAGTTGCTGCACTGAGTTAGGGTTGAAAATGATACCATTATCTTCCTGAAACTGTTGTACTTCTTTGTACACGTAAACCTCTTTTCTAGCTAACTCAATAGCAGAATCTAAGTATGCCTCAGCAGCTATCATCCTATCTTTAGCGATAGGAATACCCACTTCTTCCATGTCTAATAAGAACAAAGTACCTGGAACGAGAATCTCGTTATATACTTTTAGTAGTTTCTTATTAGCCTGTAGCACCGGCCAGAACTTATTAAACAGAGAGATTGTTACAGCTGTATCAATCGCTGCATACTTACTAATAATATCAAATGGTATCAGATCGTAAGTAAATTCTTCTTGTAGTATTCCGTGCTTAGAGCAGTATTCTTTCTTATATGTATCTAGCTCTGAGTCGTAGTCACCGTAGTCAGTATGTTTAAGTGCTAGAGCTTTTAAACCATGCTGATCGTTTTCATCTAGGCAATAATGCATAACCATAGTATCATGAACACGATCTCTATTAAATCGTAGATCAGTGTGGTACTCGATCATTTTAATATCGAACTTCATGTTATGAAATACGATACTGTACTTAGACACGATAAGTTTTAGAAGCTCCATACATTTTTCATCTAAACAGTCTGTACTAATGTACGCGCCGTGTTTAGGCTTATAACTTATGGAAATTCCTAAAACATATCCATCCCTAGGGTAAAGACAGGTTGTTTCAGTGTCCATTGCAACATAACCTTCAGCCTTTTCATAAACTTCTTCTAGAAACTTTACTCCTGCTGGTGTACTAAGGATGCCTAAGTAGTCTCCCTCACTCTTAGTAGACTTTAAATCACCACTAATGTATTTATGAATCTTAGCTACTGATTGCTCAAAGGCGGGTTTACCCTCTGGCTTGAAGTGAAGCATTGCTGGATTGCTAAGACAGATAAACTTATCATTTATAAGATGACCAGCCATATTAGTGATGCTAGTAACTTTCGCGTATTCTTTAGCTGCTTCACTACCAACTAGAATAACGAAGTCAAACTCGCTATCGTCAAACTCTAAGTCTACATCTTTCTTTAGTAGTTTAGTAATTGGTATAGAACTCATATGGAAAATCTCTACCTCAAAGTTAAAGTATTTTGAATAGTCATTCCTACTCGGATTTTTATCTATTAGGGCTACTTTCATTATTAAATTCTCCATATTCGTTAATTGCTGCAGTATTTCTTACTAAAGTGGCTTCTTCAATAGAGTTATATAGCCCCAAATACTTTTTCTTTTTATTAATAGTTATATAGCATTCATATTTACCTGTTTTAGTATTTAAGGATACACC